CCGTAACATGTAGTCACGTGCAAAGTCTCTTTGCTGTGCTACTCTATAGAAGTCTTGTATTGTTTGTGACATATTAAATATTTATGTTAAGGTTATTGTAATAACTCTTGGAAGTTCTGAGATGTCTTAGTAGCATAGAAGTTTACTAAGATAAACTCTGCAGTACGAACTGGTTTAATGTAGATATCTACTACAAGTGAGTTGTCATCAACAACACTAGGTGTGTTGTTAGTAGAGTTACATACGATTAAGTAGTCGTAAATGCCTTGAGTATTCTTAGCTAACTTAAATACGGGGTCGATTGTGTTTACTAAGCGATTCTGTGTAAATGTTGTGTTTGGTTCAAATACAAAGCTTCTGCTTGTATTAAGAACTGATTTCTCTAAGAAGAGGAATAAACGACGAACATTAATACGATCAAATGCACTTGGTGTAGCTAATAATGTCTTTTGACCTTGTATTGAGAAGCCAGAACCAGGGAAGTTTACTACTGGGTTAACCGAGATCTTATAAAGTAAATCGCGTTGTTTTTGATTTGGGTTAACAGCAATGTCAACAATACCGTTAATAACACCACGACTTAAACCAGCTGGTGCAGCCCATGGATAAGCAACTGAATCGTTAGTTGTGTATAACGCAGAAGCAAAACCAGAGAATGGTAACCATGTTGGCTTGTTAGTAAATGAATCTTGTATTAAGACCCAGTTACCATAAGTTGCAGCATAACTTGAGTTTGTACCAGAATAAAGATTACGTAAAGGCCAGTAAACGTTTTGTGAGAAGTTCTTAGACTTGTCGCTTAATATTTTATAGTTAATACCTTGTACAAATACTTGACGTAATGGGTCAGAAATAAAGATACAATCTTTACGAGTATTTGTTGTGAAGTTAACGAACTTGCTTGTAATGTTGCTCCAAGCTATTGTATAAGGATTTGCTGAAGCATTATAAGTACCATCTGACTTTGATAAGTTAGTTAAAGCAGCTTGTACAGTTGTATCAAATAATGTATCGTCAAATGTGCCGGAAAGTTGGCAAGTACCGCCTGCAATAGTTGAAAGACCTGCATCAACTACAACGTCAATGTTTACTGTATCAGCATTTGCAGCTAGCTCTAAAGCATTGTCTAACTTTGCACCAATATCACCGATAACTTTGTTATTAGTTGTATCTAATGTAGGAGCATAAACACCTAATGGGAATAACTTATCAGCTACCTGCCACCCTTTTGTAGCTAGTGAAGCTTCAGTTGAGTAAAGATCTGTATTAATAACTCTTACTGATTTTTGTGCATTACCGTTATTGTCTAACCAAGTAAGTTGGTTTGAAATATTTGGGTTAACGTAAACTGTTAAGTTCTTTGAAGCGTTGTTAACAACTGTCTGTATAAAGTCGTTCTTAGGAGCACCACCGTTAACATCTTGTACAGTACGGTTAGAATAGAACGATGTTGCGTAACCTTCTACTAAGTTATAAGTTAACTGTAATGGGTTAGCAGCAAAAGGTGAAGTCTTGATCTTAAATAGTGATAAGATACCTAAATCGTTAAACTCGTTGCTTGTACCGTTAATGTTAGCAATATCGTATGAAGGAATATTTTCAACAATATGAGAAAGACTTACATTAGGGTCTGTATTTGTAGCAGATAACTGGAAGTCTAAACGGCTACTTGGTATAACTTGATACTGATGGGTACCAGTACCTACTGTTGGGTCAAAGTATGTTGTATCGCTTACAATAGTATAGATGTTGTTGATTTCGTTAAAATTAGATGTAGGATTTAAACCTGTGTTATCTGCTAAGTTAACGTATAAACCTTCAAACTTTTCATTAATGGTTGTTTGAGCTTCGTTAAGCACAATCATACCTACACCGTTGCTGTTTAAATCTGAGAACTGATGTATTGTTGGGCATGAACCCCCACCAAGTGCTGACCATTGTACTGTGTTTTGCTTTAACTGAGTGTATTCAGATTGAGTTAAAGTAATAAGAGAAGGGGCACCGAAGTAATATGTTGAAGCTGCTGAAAGAGCTAATGTACCACCTGCACCAGTTGCTGTCGATACTGATTCACCTGCTGAAAGAGGTAATACTGGAAATACTAAAGCACTATACTTGTTAGAAACGTAACCCTCACCCATATCATCACCATAAGGTAAACGATAGACGTTTACTTGTGCGTTTGTACCACCTGTAAACTGTTGTTGTACGGAATAATAGAAATAACGTTCAGCTGCATTAGTTGGTGTACCAAAAATATTTTGGAAATCGTTACCAGATGTTAATGTTAAAATCTCATTAGCTGGTCCTTGAGCTGCAAACCCTGCGATAAATACGCTAGTTCCGTTTGGAGCTGTTGTTGTTTGGCTTAGATCTATCTCATTAATCTGTACACCAGGGGATTGTATTGAACGTAAAGTTGCCATAGTAGTATTTACTATTATTTAGGCTTTTCCGCGAGAAAACCTCGCAAGTTTTAGAGTAATTCTGCTGTTAGCTGACTGAATGAGAACGAGAACGAAGCCTCTAACTGGTCAGGATCTCTATAATTATAAGCTATGCCTGTTAGACTTGTTATGTATGCTTTGAAGTAAGTCCAACGGATTTTCTTATTGTTGTATTCATCAAGACCTTCAACAACGATGGTAGTTTGGTATGGTTGTAGATTTGTTAAGCCTTGATACCTCGTCAAACCATCTGCTGTTCCGTAACCGAGTTGTGTTAAGTTATCTGGATCTAGTGTGCTTGTTTGAGCACCGTTTATATAATCCAACCATTTCCATAAAACCCACCAGTTATTGAATCCGTTATCAACTGTAAAGTTTATAGTAATGTCTTGGTACTTTTCACGTTTACCTGATGTAACACTTAAAGATTGACCAGCAAAAGGTAAATCAGCTGAGTTAATAGTAGTTTGTGGTACCACAGTACCGTAAACCGAATACTGTAAAGAATCCAATGATACCTTTTCTGAGTTTCTACCTTGTGGGTCTAATATATTAAGCTGTTTTAATGAATCTGGTAGATTCAGAGTTAACAAGAATTTATCTTTTCTACTCTTATTAAGAATAGATTGCTGAGGTACTGCAGTTGGGTTTATTGAAGGTAGGCTCATTTTTTGTGGACGTAATACCTATTTACTAAAGGATCTAGACCTAATACAATACCACTAGTACTAATGCCGCGTGGTTCTTTGTGCACTTTTTCCATACTCAATCCATAATAATAAGCAATAGCTTGTGCGGTTTGAGGTATGATATATGTCTTACCTTTTGTTTTCTTTTTTAAGTTTTCTATTTCTTTAAAAGGTGACTCTGGTTCTCTATGTACTTTAGCAATAGGACTCAACGAACCTTTCGTATTTGGGTTAGTTATTTTTCTTGCACCGTTAAGACTCATACCGTCTTTTTGTGCATGGTTAGGACCTCTACTACCTTTACCGCCTGGTGCCATACTAAACCCACCCATAAACGTTTTAAAGTTACCACCTTTAGTTTCTTGTTTTAAAGACAACTCACTATCTTTTTTGTTTATCACTCCCTGTAAAAGTCTTTCTATATCACCAGCACGTCTTAGTTCTTTATATGCTAAGTTTTCTACAGAGAACTCTCCAGCACGTTCAAGTCCGGCAGCTCTTGTTTTTAATATTTTATCTTTTATATTCTCTGCACACTCTACATCACACTTGTCGCTTAAAGCATGTTCAATAGAACTACGCATTGCTTCTACTTTAGCTATAACCTCCTTTTCATTAGCTGGTTTAACCTTACTTGGTGCAACCAACCAACTATCATCTTTTATAGAGTATACACCAGTAGCGTAATGTTTTTCGTTCCTGTCTTGTATATAAGCTTCTACATCATAGCCTTTTATTTTAATGCTGTGGGCACTATTCCATACCGTTCTTTTTGCTTTAAAATAATCTTTAAGAAGTTCTTTATCTTGTTTATATAGATCAAGATCGGTAATAATGTGTAAATCAATATCACTATAAGGGGTGTAGTTATAGTTAGCTAAAGAACCGGTAAATGTTATATCTTCCACATCTACTGTCAGTTCTATAGACTCTAAAAATGCTTCGGCGACTTCTAATAGTTTTTCTTTTATTTCAGGTCTAAGCTTACCATGTTCCCATATCTCTGGATTGAGTTTATCATGATATTCTAAAGTAAGCCTGTTCTCTAAAGGTAACATATTATACAAATATTTACTATGTTGTAAGCTCTTCTTCTATAGCAGCTAAAATCGTATTATTACCCTTTTCTGAAAAATGATTGATAATTCCTCTTTCTTTTTTGAATAACTCACAAAAGTTTAATACTTTATCTTCTTTAATAAACTTATCTAGTATATCAAGATTGGATACTACTAAGACTTTTTTATTTTTTAGAATATAGTTAATCTCTTTTCTTAATAATGCATATGTTGTTTCGTAATAATCTTTATCGTAATGTTGTAAAAAGAAGTTATAAGCTGCTTTTAACGAACGATTGAACAGATTAACCAACTTATTATTATGATACTCTATATCTGTAAAAATTAAATCTGCGTCTTTATGTAAACTATCTTTACTATGTACGGGGTGCTTTACAGTCGGGACCCTATATGGACTGGTATGAGATATTATAACCCAGTCAAATGTTTCTAAGTTTTTTACAGCTAATAACTGTTTGTATATTTTATACTCACTGACTCCTGCTTGGGCAATATTAGTCACGTCGTGTTTTTTAGCCAATAAAGTAGGCCAGCCTGAATAGCTTTTATATTTAACAGACCAATCTGCAGCAAAACTATCACCGAGTATTAAGATCTTACTCATTAAGCTCTCCAAGAGATCTTTTTCTGGCTATCTGTAGGAATACCTAAGAAAGCACATTTCCAATCTCCTTGTGCAAATAAATCTAAATGCGCCCATTGCTCTTTACGTTTTAGCATTTGTTTTGCTACATCGTTCCAATCAGTAGTTAAGAATATGTTTTCTACTCTTTCTCTTCTAGCTTCAATATCGTCAAAAAAGAACTCATCGTGCTCATAATGTATTACTTCCATTACGTTACCTTCCCTGTCTGCATAATCTACTGAAAAATCTATACCCCACTTCGGTCTCAACTTAATAAGCTTGTATAGTTGTACATTATAAGATACCCACTCATTGAGTTGTTCTAATGCACCCTTAGCAAACGCTCTACGTTCAAACAATAAACTATGGTTCAAATAAGCACCTTCAAATGGTGTTTCTGCTCCTTCTAACGGTACTGGATCCTTAACTATCCACGGCCTTTTTAAACAAGTTTGATCTTCATAATGTTTAGAGAGTTCTTCTCCACTAGCATCTGCAAAATACTGTTCAAGAGTAGTCATCACATAACCTTCTTGATCAAACAACTCTAAAAGTTCTGGACCAGGGTAAATAACCTGACCACCCGCTGTAGGAAACTTAATAAAGGCTTTTAAAGGTGTTTCCCAATAACCCACTGGATTAAACTTATTACCTGATAGCTTTATGTTCATGAAAATAACTTACCAGTGTATATTGGTATATCCATAGTAAGTATTAATATGCCAAAAGCACCCAGAGAGTCTTTTTATTTAGGTAATAAAAACTTACCTGTGCCGGAGACTCAGTTTAACTGGACACCGGAAATGGTGGAAGACTTGGAGCGTGCACGCAAGTCTATATTACACTTTTCTCGCTTTTTTTATATTGTTAATCTTGATGAAGGTAAACAACCTATCAAACTTTATACATACCAAAAACGTATATTAAAAGCCCTGGTAGAAAACAGATTTAACGTTGTACTAGCTTCTAGACAGATTGGTAAAACGACCATCTTAACTATATTTGCTTTGTGGATGGTTTGCTTTAATGATGACTTTCGAGTACTGTTAATTGCAAATAAAGAAACAACTGCTATTAATATTTTTAAACGTATTCGTTTAGCATACGAAATGTTGCCAAACTATATGAAACCTGGCGTAATAGAGTATGCTAAAACAGGTTTAGTATTAGCAAATGGTTCTTCCATTGGTATTAGTACCACCACATCTGATGCTGCCAGAGGTGAATCTATTAACTGTCTACTCATTGACGAAGCTGCATTTATTCCGCCAGAGTTTATGGACGACTTTTGGGAATCAGTATTTCCTGTTATTTCTTCATCTAAAAAGTCTAAAATTTTTATGCTATCTACACCTAACGGTGTAGGTAATCTTTTCTTTAACACATATACTGATGCTATTGCAAATAAAAATGGTTGGCACGCTGAACGAGTAGATTGGTGGGAGGTTCCAGGTAGAGATGAACAATGGAAAGAACAAACTGCTAGAGCACTAGGTTCAGTGGAAGCTTTTAATCAAGAATACGGTAATGAGTTTAGAGCGGCTGGTGAAAACATTTTCGATAAAAACCAGCTAGATGAACTCATTGCTAGTGCACCTGAACCAATATATGAAGATGATGATGGTAACTTTAAAATATATAAAGACCACATTGACGGGCATTACTATAGTATAGGGGTTGACGTTGGAGAAGGTATAGGTAGAGCTAACTCTGTTATACAAATAGTGGATGTAACAGATTTAACTAACATAGAACAAGTAGCTACATACTCTAATAATAAACTGGACCCATTTAACTTTGCTGGGAAGCTCGTAGAAATAGCCGGTCAATGGGGTAACCCGCCATTATTAGTAGAACGCAACAACTGCGGTGCTTCAGTAGTAGATGCACTAGTCAATACTCATCAGTATCCTAATATAGTAAAGTATACCCCAAGTATGGGTTCGTTCACTGAAAAGGTAGAGAAGGATAATCGTTTAGGTGTCTATTCTCATACCAATAGTAAGTTTAACTCCATGTCCAACTTTAGATACTGGATGAACGTATTAAGGTGTGTTAAGATATACGATAAACCAACTATTGAAGAGTTTAAAACATATATACGTCAAGATAATGGAGTGTGGAAAAAACAATCAGACAAGTACTTGGATGATAGAGTAGAAGCTCTTATATGGGCAATGTTCATATTAGAGCCTAAAGTAGTCGAACAGTTTTATGAAGTAGCTCAGCAAGATGCTAATGGTAAGCCGCTTAAAATGTTACCAAATAACTGGGATCCATTTGTAGTTAGTGCACCAAAGCCTTCTGAAATGTACAGAAAGTACGGACAAAAACAAGACGATGGTATTATAGCTCGTAATCCAGTTGTTATTTCTTATCAACAAAATCAAACAAATGCTGATTTGGATGAGCTATTTGACCAGGGATGGAGAGTACCAAATGGTAGTCCAGCTGCTGGCATGTTAGATAAGCGTTTCCTTACACCAGTTGGGCACCCTTATAAACGTCCATAAAAAAAGCCCTTATTGCTAAGGGCTTTGTGAATGTCTATGCCTTAAAACTTATTGTTTAAATAGGCCTTTGCCTGGTTTTAAATCGCTGACTTTATTGTTCTTACCGTCGTCGTATTTATCACCTAAAGCTTTTGGCTGAGGAGCTAGATCAATTTTACCTGTATCTGCTTTTTTGTGGGTAGGTTTTACTTCATCGTCACCTTCAGTTTCGATCTTATGACCGTCTTTAGTAAACTTTGTTTTAACACCGGAACCAACGTTAGCATGTCCTAAATCTTCTGTTTCAACAGCTTCTTCCATTGGCATGTTGCTTTCTTCTTCTGGACCGCCATCATGTGTGAAAGCTTGGTCTTCATCACCTAAATCACCATGCTCTTTATCATATTCTGTGTCCTTCTTAAGGAACTTTAAAAGCTTTTCAACCATTTCGATTGCTTCTTCATGTGTGCAGCATGCTTCTTCTTCGCCGCCCATTTCAGGTTCTGTACCCATCGGCTCTTCACCAGCAGGTGCATCAGCTACTGGAGTAACTGCTTCTTCTTCACTAATAGGAGCAAAAGTACCGCTATTGATAGCGTCTTCGTATAATTTTTGGAATTTTGATTTAGGCATAGTAAAATATTGTTTATTATATTTAGGAGTTCTGGAAGCAGAATCTACGTTCTCTTCCATTTTTTCTGGAGCTTCTTTATTTTCTTCAGCTGCTTCCATATCCTTTTTTTCTTGTTTCGTTTCCTTTTTAGCTTCTTGCTTTTCTTTAGCTTCACCTTTTTTGAAGCCTTCTGCTGCTTCAGGCCCTGTGCCTTTAACTAGTTCTTCTTTTTCTTTATCACTACCAAGAGCATTGCCTGTTTTAGGAGCATTTTCATTAAGTCTTTGTTGCTTACTTGATACTGGAATATATCTAGCAGCATCAGTTAAGAGAACTTCAGGCTGATTATTGCCCATCTCAATGACTGGTTGTTTTGCTGCATTTTCTTGTACCATTGAATACAAAGATCCTAAGTCGGATAGATTCTTAATTTTGCTCATTATAATATTATTTAGTATTCCACTGATTAATTCTATGGTTTTTGTAAATATTTTTATGTCTATAGCTCAGTATTGTGTTGATACCGGTCCTTATATAGCACCTGGTACTAGTTATCCTGTTGGCACTAATCTACCTGGAGGTTCAGAATGTGCACTAGGGCCTATACGTTATTTAGACGTTGCTAACAACCAATATCAAATCCAGTTGTTTAATAACTGGTGGGCAGAGCAGATATCTCAATATGGTATGCAAGTTAACTATTATGTTAACCAATATACATTATCTGGACATGACTTTTTCTACGGTGAACAACCTTTAGCTGGTTTCTTACCACCTATACCAATGGTAATGTGCCTAACACTTAATAATGATAGTATTATATTGAGTAGGTTTGGTATACAAGGGGATGCTGATATAACTGCTGTTATTTCTATACAAACGTTTACGAACACTTTATCGAGTTCTCCGTTGAGTGCTATTACGTCTAGATATATATATGAACCTAAAGCAGGAGATCTTATTGAGCTATCCGAATACGGAACAACAAGACCAAATGGTAGATCCGGTCAAATATTTGAAATAACTGAGCGTGTCGATCAAAAGGGTGGAGATCGTAATCAGTTATTAGGTCATTATATATGGACAGTAAAAGGTAAGCGTTATGACTACACATATGAGCCTCAAGCACCTCGTGAAGCTCTATCTGAACAAGTATACGATAACAAGTTTGATGGATTTGTACCTCTTAATACAGGTACTCCTGGTGAAGATGTAAGAGTAATAGAAAATAAAAACTATGCACAAAATATAGACAAATACAGCAGAACTAATAGTTACAACTATTTAACTAATACAAATGCCCCGCTATCTGGATATGCTAGTTACAGTGGAAATAGCGGCACTGTTGGTAAACCTGATACAGGGGTTTACGGTGCTTATGATGATAGCAGCGTATTAGTAAATCTTTATGCAGGCGGTGGAGCTCATACTCCAGGTGCAAGTGCATTAGGAAGTTCTAATAGTCCTGACACTTATCTCGGTCTTCGTAGTCCTAACAACTAAGTAATAGGATAATATGGCGGACAATCCGTATACACAGTACCCATCAATCGTTTATCCGCATGAACTTCCAACAGTTCCAGCGGCACAACCTAGTGATTTGCTCTTTTTGGAGCAAAATAACGGAAATGGAACCTATACAACTTACTCGATAGCTATTTCTTCAGTTTCTGCTGTTGGTCCTTCTGGTCCTACCGGTCCAACAGGTCCTATAGGTCCGCAAGGCCCTGCTGGTCCTTCTGGTCCTTCTGGCGCACAAGGTGCTCAAGGTTCACAAGGTACACAGGGTTCACAAGGTGCTCAAGGCTCAACAGGCCCGCGCGGTATTTCTGGTTATTCAGGCGCAACAGGTACTTCAGTAACAATAGTTGGTTCAGTACCAACTGCATCAGCTTTACCTTTTCCTTATACAGGTAATGCTGGTGATGGTTATATAGTAGAAGATACCGGTCATTTAAATGTATGGAATGGTAGTGCTTGGGTAGATGTTGGTCAAATAAAAGGAGACTCTGGTACATCTGGTTTTAGCGGCGCACAAGGTGCACAAGGCAATCAAGGTGCGTCTGGTTTTTCAGGTGCTTCTGGTTCAGCTGCCATTGGGTTAATACTTTACCCAACTACTAACTCAGCTGACATAACCCCTTATAACTTTTCTGACTCAGTACCTCAAATAGGTGCACAAGTACCTCTAGATGTAGTCTTTACTAATGCTAATGACCCTGTTGGTGTTATTAGTACTATTACACTTTCTGGTGCTCCTAATAAGTCGTTAATTAATACTGGTACCTGGTACTTTGATACGTATTATGCTTTATCAGGCCCTAATGCATATAATGCTAATACATATTTTGTTTATGTAGTAAGCAAATGGGACGATGCTACAAGCACTAAGACTTCTTTATTCTCTGCTACAAGTGATTTCATCACTAAAACGCCTTATATTGATCCTATATTATCAAGGACACCATATTATATAAGCGTACCTATACCTTTAAATGTAACTGATCGTTTAATAGTTGAAACTTTAGCTATTACTACAGACCCAGATGCAGAAGACATAACATACATTTATTTAGGTACAGATTACTATAGTAGAGTCATTACCAACATTGCACTTGGTGCAGATGGTAAAGATGGTGCGTCTGGTTACAGTGGTTTTACAGGCCAATCAGGTTGGTCTGGTATTTCAGGTTATAGTGGTGATTCAGGTATATCTGGTTTTAGTGGCGATTCTGGTTTGTCTGGTGAAAGCGGTATATCGGGCTATTCAGGCTTTAGCGGTATAGACGGAGATTCTGGTTATAGTGGTTATACAGGCTTTTCAGGCTTTAGCGGTATATCAGGTTTTAGCGGTTATACAGGTATTTCAGGCTACTCAGGCTTTACAGGTACTTCAGGTTGGTCTGGTTATTCAGGCTACTCTGGTACTTCAGGTTGGTCTGGTTATTCAGGCTTTAGCGGTTATACAGGTATATCTGGTTACACCGGTTTTAGCGGCTTTACCGGCTTTAGCGGTTTTTCAGGCTATAGCGGTATTAGTGGTTATACTGGTACCTCTGGTATTAGCGGTTACTCAGGTTATAGTGGTATATCTGGTTACACAGGCGCTTCAGGCTATTCTGGTATTTCAGGCTACTCTGGTACATCTGGTATCAGTGGTTATTCTGGGTACTCTGGTTTTAGCGGTATATCAGGCTTTAGTGGTGGCTCAGGTATATCAGGTTATTCTGGTGTAAGCGGTTATTCTGGTTTCTCTGGCTACACCGGTATTAGTGGTTATACAGGCTTCTCTGGTTACAGTGGTATTTCTGGTTTCACGGGTTTTAGTGGTAATTCTGGTATTTCTGGTTACTCTGGTTATTCTGGCTTCTCTGGTATTTCTGGTTACTCGGGCTTTACAGGTATAAGTGGTTACACTGGTATATCTGGTTATACAGGCTTTAGCGGTATATCTGGTTACTCTGGTAAAAACGGTACTTCAGTTACTATTATTGGTACGGTACCAACTGTTGGCGGTAACCCACAAGCTACATTAAACGCAGCGTTCCCAGGTGCAGTTAATGGTAATGGTGTTATAGACGAAACATCTGGTGACTTATGGGTATATGCAAATGGTACCTGGACTAATGTTGGTCAAATAAAAGGCGACACCGGTGCACAAGGTGCGCAAGGTAATTCAGGCTTTAGCGGCTTTAGCGGTATTAGTGGTTACAGCGGCATAAGCGGTTATAGTGGTATTTCAGGCTTTAGCGGCGATTCTGGTATCAGCGGCTATACAGGCTTTAGCGGTATATCAGGCTTTTCTGGTATATCTGGTTATAGTGGTTATTCTGGTATTTCTGGTTACACAGGTATCTCTGGTTTTAGCGGTACATCTGGTTTTAGCGGTATTAGCGGTTATTCTGGTTTCTCAGGCTACTCTGGTATAAGCGGTTATAGCGGTAACTCCGGTATATCTGGTTATACAGGCTTTAGCGGTGGCTCTGGTATTAGTGGTTTCTCGGGTTATAGCGGTTTAAGCGGCTATACCGGTACTTCTGGTATTTCAGGTTATAGCGGCTTTACAGGTGTCTCAGGTTATACTGGTTGGTCAGGTTACTCTGGTATTACTGGTTACTCTGGTACTTCTGGTTTCTCTGGGTTTAGCGGTTTTAGCGGCATTTCAGGCTACTCCGGCTTTAGCGGTATTAGCGGTTTCAGCGGTATTAGTGGCTTTAGCGGTGACTCTGGTATTTCAGGCTGGTCTGGCGATTCTGGCATTTCAGGCTATAGTGGTTTTAGCGGTACTTCAGGCTACAGTGGTGACTCTACACCTGGTGTAGTATTATACCCAACTACTTTAACTTCTGATGTTGTAGGTTACAACTATATTGGACCTGATGCACAAAACGGAGCTGAAACATATGTTGATTGTATATTTAATACAACTCAAAACCCAGCACCTGTTCTATTAACTGTAACCTTATCAGGCTATCCTTTAAGAGGTGTAATCAATACAGGCAACTGGTACTTTGATACTTGGTATTCATTATCAGGTCCAAATGCATATAATGCACAAACTTATTTTACGTATATTGTAAGTACCCTTGATGTAAGCGGTAATAAGACTCAACTGTTCTCAGTAATGAGTGATCAGTTAGTTAAAACACCAAACCCAACTTACATTCGTACTCAATACTATATAGACAATGCTATATACATTAATACTTCTGACCGTATTGTAATAGATATACGTGGTTATACTACAGACACTCAAACAGAAGTCTTAACATACTATTTCTTAGGTACTACACATTATAGTAGTGTTATAACTAATATACCTTTTGGTTTCAGTGGTCAATCTGGTTATTCTGGCTTTAGTGGTTTCTCAGGCTGGACCGGTTATAGCGGCTTCTCTGGTTTCTCTGGTACTTCAGGTTTTAGCGGCTTTACTGGTTACTCAGGTTTCTCCGGTATAAACGGCATTAACGGTGCTTCAGGTTATACAGGCTTTAGTGGTTATACAGGCTTTAGCGGTTTTAGTGGTATATCAGGCTTTACTGGCTTCTCAGGCTATAGCGGTATAAGCGGTTTTACAGGCTTTAGTGGTTTCTCAGGTTATAGCGGCTTTAGCGGTACATCAGGTTATTCTGGTGTAAACGGTACTTCAGTTACTATTATCGGTACAGTA